GCGCTCGGGAAATGCGTGTGCTTCCGGCTTGTGTCGGGGCAGCATGAATGGGGTCGCCCCACGGCGACCGTTACATTAGCCAAGAGGCAAGTAAAATGTCTGTGGGATTAACCCCTGACCAACTGGACGATTTCGTTCAGTTGACGCTCAAGAAGTTCCATCGGAACAAATGGACTGACATCTCCCTGCCGTACCAAAAGTACGTCGCAAGTCGATTCATGTCCAAGCAGAAAGTTGAAGAACGAGGCGGCGAGCAAATCTCGTGGCGCGTTCAAGTCAAAAACTCCGGTCTTGCTCGCAATACCGGAATGTTTGCGACCGACGTTACTGGCGTCGAGGATGTGATGATTTCTGCTAACGTCCCTTGGGCGATGCAGACCGTCAATTACTCCTACGACATCGACGAGCCGGAGTTTCAGAGTGATCGCGAGACGATCATCCGAATCTTGAAGGTTCGCGAGCATGATGCCATGAACAGCATGGCAGAGTTGAACGAAGAAAACCTTTGGTCAGCACCAACAAGTTCCGCTGACAAGCGACCAATGGGAATCCCATTCTGGTTGCAAAAGGACACCAGCACCGATGGTGCGTTCAATGGTGGAAACCCAGGCGGCTTCTCAGGTGGCTCAGGTGGAATTGACAGTACCCAGTACCCTCGTTGGCGAAACTGGACTTTCGGTTACTCTGGATACACCGAAACCGACCTGATTAAAAAGGTCAAGAAAGCCTTGGTTTTCACTCACTTCATGCCGCCAGTTCCTCATCCGAACATGGCACAAGGAAGCAGTGATTACGAGATTTTCACTACCTACATTGTTCAAGACGAGCTTGAGCGAATTGCAGAGGGTCGCAATGACCGTCTCGGTAGCGACGTTGCTCGTTACATGAATCAGGTCACGATTGGTGGCGTTCCACTGTCTTGGGTTCCTTACTTGGAAAACAACGACACCTCAAACCCTCTTTATGGCATTAACTGGTCGGTGTTCCGTCCATTCGCCAAGACGGGTTGCCAGATGCGACGAAGCAAGCCGAAGGTCAGTCCTTCGCAGCACAATGTTCGCACTGTCCACATTGACAACTGGTGCAACTACATGTGCGTCGATCGTCGTGCATGTTGGGTTGGATCGCAAGCGTAGCGTCCTTTACGGCGTTACTTCAACAATCGCATACTTCAATTTGATTAGGACTTGAAAAGTCATGTTAAACTTACTTTCTCCCGCATTGTTCACGAACCATCGTGGTCAAAGCAAAGCGGACGCCCCCAGCAACCGAATTTGGTCGCGAATTAAGGGCGAAACCGTTTCCCCTGATGGGACGGCATCTGCCCGTGGAATCATCAGTAACTTTCAGGGCGGTGGCTGTAACGTCACAAACACCACTGGTCTTACTGGTGAAGGTTACTCGGCATTTGGCGATGCCGGTTGTGGGGCTGTTTCCCAAGCTGACGGCAGTGGGCTTCGTCTCACATGCACTGGAACCAACCTTGAAGCCAATATCATCTCTGGTGCTGGCGTCGGAGGAATTGGCACTTTGTCGCTTGATAGCACTCTCGCGTTTGAGACTGTTGTAAAGCTGACTCCTGCGGCTACCACCAACTTTTCGTTGCTGGCAGGCGTGATTGAGCCTGGCTCTGGTGGCAACAATGCCATTGTTGACACAACTGGCGTTCCAAAAGCGTCCACTGACTTTGTTGGCTTCTATGTCAAGAAAGACAACGTGATCCGCTTTGGTTACGTCAACGGTGCTGGCACGATCAGCGATGTTTCTGGTGCGACCAAAACCATTGTCAGCGGAACCAGCTACAAGCTGGGTTTCTTGATCGACTCCAACAGCAAAGATGAACTCCTCAAGGTGTTCATCGACGGTGTTCAGGTCGGCCAGAAAACGCGAGCAGAGTTGCTTGCCGATGCTGAGTGGCCTGATGACACCAACTTTGCAGCGATTGTCGCAACAAAGTCGGTTTCTGGCTCGGCATCAACCGCTGACGTAAAGTTCGCTCACTGCGTACAGGTCAGCTAATTTCCGGCGTAGAAAATACGCTGGTCCGAGGACTACGCTGATGGCGGCATGGCAATAGCTGTGTCGCCATCTTTTTTTGACTCGGGACAGGAAAGAACATTGATTCATCCAAGAAATGCAGACCAGATTGAGCAAATGACAGGTCGCAGGGAGCAGCAGCTTCCAGCGGGATTTGATGATGAGTACATGGAGCAACTGAGGATGTTCCATCGCGTGAACAGCAGTGGAGGTCCACTGCCTATCGAGCTATTGATCCCGATGCTTCGCGAGTTTGAGATCGGTGGTCCTACTGAGGAAATACGGGAAGCGAACAAAACTCGTTGGGCTGAACAACCAAAGGGCGTGAAGGTTTTGTTGAACAAGGGCGGGTTTGACAAAAAGGGAATTTTTGTTGGCGTAATATCGGGCGGAACGATTGGCGTACAGCTTGACGGAGAGGAACGGGTCATTGAAGTTCGCCCATCGACAGTAAAGCTCGACCGCTCGATCCCGTCTGACATAAACCAAGGCTCCCTTGTTGACGACTATACGGACGAAGTGTCCGCCAAGCAGGTTGAACTGCTAGATGAATTGCCTGTTCATTGGCAGGAGATCAAACCGGCGCATCCTGTTTCCGTTGACGGGAAGGCAGGTGCTTATGTGGGAAGTACGCCAAACAGCCCCGAAGAAGTTACGGTCGAGATCGACGGGGAGTTTCAGAGCGTTGACAAGGCTCAGGTAACTTTACAAAAAACTCCGAGGTAAGAGATGCAACGCCAAACAGCAATCAACAAAAAAGCCGCGATATTCACAGAGCATGTGAATGGCGGGACAGGCCCAGCCGTCTTTACAAAAGACGCTGACCCAGATGAGTTTTGGTGCGTCGGTCGCGTGGACTGGTCGTACAGCGGTGTTCCTTCTGGGGGCAGGCTGACTGTTGCTTATGCAGGAACAGCACTGTTGGAAATTGACATTGTGTATGCAGGGTGCGGTCACATTGACTTTACGTTTCCCGACTACCTGCACAACAACTTTGCAAAAAACGAAGCACTTACGGTCACGCTGGCTGACGGTGGAAGCACAACGCAAAAGATCACTGTCCGATACTGCTGAGAGTGAGCTATGTCGCTAACGGTCGATTACAACGAAATTCAAAGGTCCGTAGCAAGACGGCTTGGCTACCCCATTGCCTCTGCAAACCGCAGCACTGACGAGCAAGACTCGATCAATGATGCGATACGGACTGGCTTGCGTTGGTTTTACTTTCCAACTGGCGAGATGACGCACGAATGGAGTTTCTTGGTGAAGCTCTATCAAGAAACTCTCGTTTCAGGCCAGAACTGGTACTTATTGCCTGACGACTTTGAGCGAGTAGCTTCGTCAGTGGACTCGTCGTTGACCGACCATCCTTTGACTGCAACGACCGAGGACAGCATAAGGCTAAGGATCGCAGGCGAGGGATTGTCTGGTGGACCGGAGTATTGTGCGGTCAGGAACAGGCAGGTCGAGGGAGACACAAGGTATGAATTTGGCGTTTACCCTACGCCAGATTCAGCAGGCACTCTTTCGTTTTGGTACTTGTTCTCGCCAAGCATTATCTCGGAGTCAAATCCTGAGCCTTTGGGTGGTGCTGTTCACGCTGACACGATCATGCTTGGTTGCTTGGCTGCGGCAGAAGCTCAGATGAATCCTGAGATGCTGGCAGGCGAGGGTGGCGTTCACTATCAACTGTTCAATGAAAAACTGGCTGCGGCTGTAATGTCAGATCGCATACAGCGGGGAGTGCAGTAATGGTTTGGCCGATTGCGGAAGCGGAATACGGAAATTACCACTGGCTTCGGAAGGAAGTGGCAGCAGCAATGCCCGACTATCCGAAGGATGCTGCTTTACTGGATCACACTCAGCGGTCGATCATTGACTCGATCATTGAAGGTGGGCTGTATCGGTTTTACTTCCCACCCCCAGGCGAATTTACGATACCCGACGCAACGGAGGCTCAAAAGGAGCGTTTGCGTCGTGCGCCGCATAGCTGGTCGTTTCTCCAACTGTTGACTGAGATAACAACGGTTGCTACTCAATCGGAGTACGACCTTCCGACCGACTTTGGAAATTTCATTGGCGAACCAACGACTGCACGAACTGACAGCAATCGCCTCGCCATAGCTCAGGAGTCGCACCTAAGACAGCTTATTGCATCAGAAGGTCGCACTGACAATCCGCAATACGTTGCCAAGAAGATCATCAGCGGTGAAGGTACAGCAAAGAGCCGCTGCTCTCTTTTGCTTTACCCAGTACCGACGACTGCCGAGGTAATCACCCTGCAATACTCGGTAGTGCCTGCACGACTGAGCAATGAAAGCCCTTGGCCTTTGGGCGGCATTGAACACGCACAGACGATACTTGCCTGCTGCCTTGCGGTAATGGAAGAACGCAATGGCGGCGAGGGGCAGGTCTACAAAGCAAAGATGATGGAAACCATCGCTTCGTCAGTGATGCTTGACATTGAGTCAGCATCCAGTACGACCGAGGGCATCTGGCCTGACGACACTGATCCGTCGTTGCTTACGAGCAGGGGGCAGATACTCAAGCGAATTGGTGTCCACGTTGGGGCTGGTCCGAACAGCAAGGTTTGGACGGCATCTCAGGCTGCGAAGATCAAAGAGATTTTTAAGGAAGGGATGCGTCTCGCCTGCAATCCGCCGCCTATTCCCGACATGCGTTACCCACATCAATGGGGCTGGCTTACGCCACTGGCATCAATCACTACGGTTGCAAATACGTCAACATACGACCTTCCCGCCGACTACGCATATATCGAGGGACCGCTGACGCTACAGCCAAGTGATTACATGCTGTACCCGCCGATCCAGATTCAAGGCGAGTTTCAGGTGCGGAACTTGTTGCAGGAAAGTCAGGCGACAGGGCGACCGACGACAGCGGCAGTTCGCGTGAAAGCACCGCTTGATGACAACGATCCTACACGGTACGAGCTTGTAGTTTGGCCTTTGCCTGACGGTGTTTACACGCTTGATTATCGCTACCGAATCAATCCCGATGTTCTGTCATAAGCACAAGGTAGAGAAATGACAATCACATACGAACGTGACGTAAAGGAATTGGCCGACCAAGGGTTGACTGACGACCAAATCGCGCAGCACTTGTCAGCAAAGACAGCAACGGCAATCCCTTGCGGTGACGCACGAACGCTTCTTTTAGAAACCCAGGCGATTGTCATTGATCCGGTCACTGGTCAGAGGACTGGTCCGATCATCGACTATTACTTGACTCTTGACGGTGAATCAAAGCACTTGGTCGGATGGTTTATTTCGCATGTCCTTGGGAGTGGTGAGTCTGTTTCCACAGACGAATACCCTCGGTCGGTTCAATTTGACGGAGTAATCTCTTTGCTGCCTGTTGAGTTGCAGTCAGTTGGCGAAGCTCTTGTCCAACTGGGAAGCGGCAAGCCACATGCCGGAACAACGATTGACGACGTTACGCAAGCTCGCGATGTCTATGATGCAGAAGTTGCACAGCAAGAGGCAGACGAAGCTGATGCTGCTGCAACTGTTTTGCAGCAAGTGAAGTTCAACGACAAGATCGCTCAGTTCATTGGCCCTTTGATTTCTTCAAACGACAGTGACGACAACAACTGGATCAACGCAATTCAGAACATTGCTACTACATGGAGTGAGTGATGCCGCTCGGTGTAAATTTTCGGCTGACTACTGGATACGCCACTGATCCAGTAGGTTTTGTTGTGCAGACGGACAATGCACTGTACTCTCCGTCGCGTGGGTACGGGTACATAGTCAACGCTGGTGTAGGCACTGCAAACAGGAGCAATACCGTACCCGACCAGCTTCGCGGGGTTCAAACCGTTTCGTCGCATGGATCGTCGTTTCGGATGGATTTGCCCAATGGTGCAGGAAAATACAGAGTAAAGGCAGCGTTCAGCGATACAACTTACGGGCAGGTGCTTGGTTGGCGGTTTTTTGACGGTGACAGTGGTGTTGAAATAGCTGCTGCGAAAAATGGTGGTACAAGCACTTCGTATTACCAAACCATTCTTGGAAACTCACCTGCCCATTCTGACTTTGATGCAACCAAAGAAGATTACATTGAGCATGAGTTTGTCTCAGATCACATATTAGTGTTCAGAGACACATATATGCAGAGCGGCAACTCCATGATTAGCTCTCTTTGGGTTGAGCCTGTAACTGCCGGTCTTGGGGATGAGAAGTTGTGGTTATGTCCTAGTATCAACGACAGTGCCAATGACATCAGCGGTAATGAGAACCACGGAACCTACAACGGTGGCATGGGAACTGTCACCTCTGACGGCAAACTTGCTTATGACTTTGATGGGACTGACGACTTTATTGACTGTGGCTCATCAACCGGCATAGGCCAATCCAGCACGTTCTCCGTGTCGGCTTGGTTCAGTGCTGACGCATTTTCGTCCAGTGCTGGTCTTGTCACGGCATACGGAAACGTATCTCCCTACAGCAACCAAAGGGGTTGGATGATACGGATGCCGTCAAGTCCGACCTTCTTAACCAATGCAGCAAAGAGCAGTTCTAGTTTTAATAGCACGATCACATCGTCGCAGTCGCTCTCCACTAACACATGGCATCACATCGTCGCGACATACGATGTATCGACAGGCGCGATGGAGATGTTCATCGACGGCGTGTCTGTGGCTACTGGCTCATCTGCGGGAACCATCTCGTCACCCACTGTTCCTTTCCGCATCGGAAAGTACGACAGCAACGAGTTCAATGGCAAGGCAGATGACGTTAGAGCATACAACCGTGTCCTAACCCAAGAAGAAATAACCCACTTGGCAAGCAGTCGAGGGATTCAAGGTTCACCATTTGGAAAAGGTCTTGGCGGCGAAAGCCTTTGGATTTGCCCAACGATCACAAATACAAAAGAGGATATATCTGGTCACAACATAACAGCCACGCTGAATGGAGGAATGTCGATAGTCAGCGACACCAACAACGGTGGGTCTAAATGCTTTGAATTTGACGGGTCCAATGACTATATCAGCACCGACATGCAAGGCGAAGCATCGTTTTTCTCCAAGACGGGCAAATGGTCAGTTGCGGCATGGGTCAAGTTTGATGACGGTTCCAGCACCGCATCTCATGGGATTATAGGTACGAGCGTTGGGAGCAGCGGGTACGGATTTAACTTGTGGATGAGCAGTCTAGCAGAGGGTTTGCGTGGCGATGTAGCTGACGGATCGTACCTGTGCTACCCGAGCGAAGGATCGGCTTGGCCCGACTCTGGCTGGCATCACGTTGCGTTCGTGTCCGATGGAACGACAGCTACTCTATATCGCGATGGTGCGTCAGTGGCTACACAGGCTCTTGCATCTCTTAACACCGCGTGGGTCCAGCCAGTGTCGTATCCAGTTCTGTTTGGTGCTTACACCAGTGGTGGAAGTCTTGCAGGAGTAATGGATGGACGTATGGATGATATTCGCATCTTCCGTCGCCCGTTGTCACAGGCTGAACTTACCAAACTGGCATCGCAGAGGGGGGTGTTAGGAAAGGCGAATCCAGATGGTCTTGGAGACGAGGCGTTTTGGTGTTCACCGACTCACACTGGTACAGTCGCAGACATTTCAAACAACGGTCAAGCGTATCTTGGAGGAAAACAACAGGCAAAGTTTTTAGGCAATGCAGAAATAGTTTCTAGCACTGGCTCTGGCGGCACAGACGCATTTGAATTTGGCGGCGGCTCGGAGCGAGTGAGGCTTGACCAAAAGATTGGATTTCGGAAAGACAAAAACTACTCTTTGTCTTTTTGGGCAAAGCCAAGTGCGGTATCTGCGCTTCGCATTTTTGTGGCAAAGATGGAAACGAGCGGGCAGTACACAGGATGGAACATACAGCACAGCTCGGGTGGTAGTGTCGTTTTTGAAGCGTTGCGTAATGGTACAACTAGCGCAAGAGTTAGAGCCGAGACGCCTAGTGGTGTCGTTTCTAATAACACATGGGCGCACATTGCAGTTACATGGGACGGGTATGACTCGACGACTTTCCAGATATTCGTTGACGGTGTGAAGCAGACGCTCACGCATACCTACAATAACTGGGGTACAAACCAAAATATGTACACCCACGAAGAATTTGTCATCGGTGGTCGTGGCGGTCACTCGGCGTATGCGTATCTTGGGCAGGTTGATGATATTCGTGGCTACGCAAGGGTTTTAGACGAAGCAGAAATCGCACATCTCTCTACCTCGCGATCCGTTACCGGCAAACCTCCGAAGCAAACGCAAGTTATTAACGAAGCTGTCGCCTACGTTCCAATGCAGGAGCAAGGAACGACGTTTTACTGCCAAAAGACAAACATTGCAGGAACGCTGTCAGACACAAATTCCACGGGCAGGCACGTTGCTGGTCCGACCGAATTTTTGAGCAATGCGGTCAAGTTTGACGCAAGCAGACAGCGAAGGATTGCTTTTGCCAGCGTACCCTCCGGTCTTGCCGGAATGACTAAGTACACGGTGTCGGCTTGGGTAAAGGCTCAGATTTCTTCCACGACAAACCGATGTGTTGTTTCCTTTGAAGGAACTGCGTCCTCTCGTAGTTACCGCTTAGACACTCATGTATCTGCAAGCACCCTAAAAGGACCGTCGTTTTTCCATGCGAACAGTCAAATCCTAAACCGAAACAAACTTGACAACACAAATCAGTGGACGCACGTTACTGTCACGGTTGATACTACTACAGGAACACGCCAGTCATACATAGACGGGCAGCTTGACGTTGAGTCAGCAGGGTCGCCATACGCTGCTGTTCACGCGACGTTGAACTACTTTGCGATTGGTGCGACGACCCACGGAGGGGTAGGAAACTACCACGACGCTGCAATAGCTGGCGTCGGAATCTGGGACAAGATTCTGTCACCCACGGAAATTAACTCACTGTACTCCGGCTACGGTCGCAAGCTGAAAGGCTTGCGTGATGAGAAGTTGTGGATCGTTCCAAGCAGGACCGGCGACCGATCCAATGTCATGTACCCTGCTCATGCTGACACTGAACTGAACGGATCGCTTTCAATCATCGACGACGTTGACGAAGGCGGCACAAAAGCGATTCAGTTCAACGACCAATCCAGCACCAGCAATTACCTTGAGTGGGACGACAATACCGACTCTGATCCAGTGACAGTTGCGTTCTGGGTCAAAGCTCCTGCCTATAGCACATACGACATGACGGCGTTAATCGGAAAGTCTGGTAGCGGCAGCTTGCGTGCGTTGCTTGACACAAGTGGTTATGGAATGGGAGGTACGCTGAGTTTCTCTGGTGACTCTAATCCATACGCAGGAACGGCGTGGTTCAACACTAATTTTGGAAGTGCAACGTGGCATCACGTTGCTATGGTTCGTGATTACCAAAGCAGCACAAAGTTCTATGTGGACGGAACGCTGGTTCACACCGGAAGCGCAGACGACACTACTGCTGGCGACTGGGATGCAGCAGAGTATTTCATTGGGATTGATAAGTCCACGAACTATTCAGACAACAACCTTTACGCAGACATTGATGATCTTCGTGTAATTGACGGTGCTGCAACTTCCGATGAGATAGCTCACATTGCTCAGTTTCGCGGCATACTTGGTGGTCCGTACATCGAGTGCGATGCTGGTGAGTTTAATGTCACGGGAAACAATGTAAATCTTCGTATTCCGGTCAGAATGTCTGCTAGTGCAGCTACGTTCACGCTGACTGGTCAAGTCGCACACGGGAACTGGATTCCAGCGGGTCTTGGGACTGAATTGATGTGGGTTTGCCCGACCTACACAGGCGACCGAAGCAACCTTGCACCAAGTCAAAATGCGACGAGTAATGGCGGAACGCTGTCAGTAATCAACGACACCACTAACCAAGGATTGCGAGCGTTTGATTGCACTGTTACCAATAATGCGAACAACTATTGGAGGTTTAACTACGGTTCCAGCAGGCCAGGTACGCTCACCTTTTGGATGAAAAAATCCAGCACCGGAAACTGGTGGCAAACGATGGCAAGGCGAGTCACCAGCGGAAATGCGGTACAAATACAGGTTCGTTCATCGACAAATTCAAACACAAACTTTGATTATTTCTACTATTGGAACGACAATCAAGGTTCTAACCAGACTACGACATTGAATGGCACATGGCATCATGTCGTCATGGAGCGGGACAGGGGAGGGCTAAATCGCTTTTTTGTTGACGGTGTAGCGTATGGCAGTTACACAGGTGGAGCAGGTAGTGCGTCAGATGAGTTTGCTGGGACTATGCAGTTCATTGCGTCGTCCTCAAGCAGTCATACCTCCGGTGCTTACAACTTCACGGGCTTGATCGACGACATTCGCCTGTTTGATACTCAGCTAACCAGTGCTGAGATTGCCCACCTTGCATCGCGTCGTGGCGTTCAGGGTCCAGCAAGTACCTCAGCGTCAATGTCAGCAGACGTTGTGACGTTTACCCTTGCGGGTCAGGCAGTGGCTTTCCGCCAAGGAATAAAACTATCGGCTGGTATCAGTGCGTTCTCTTTGTCTGTCGCAAGCGCAGACCTAGACATTGAGCTTAACGGATCGGCTCAGTCTTACTTGCTTTCGTCGCAAGGCACTGATCTTGACATTGAGCTTAATACGACAGCAGGCAGCTTCACGCTAACGGCAGCGACCCAAGTTCTTGACGTTGAATTAAACACGGCAGTCGGGGCGTTTTCTCTTTCAGGAACCGCAGCAGAGCTTTCCGTTGCTCAATCAATTCCTGCATCTGCTGGCTCTTTCGTTTTAACAGGAGTGCCAACGGACGATCTTGCGATTGAGCTAAACACAAGTGTCGGGACATTTGCGGCTACAGGGACCGCAGCAGAGCTTTCTGTCTCTAAGGCAATGCCTGCATCTGCTGGCTCTTTCGCTCTGACTGGAACCGAGACAGACGATCTGGCGATTGAGCTAAACGCAGATGTTGAGTCATTTGCGCTTACAGGGGTTTCTGCAAACTTGCAGACCAGCAACGCCAAGCAACTTGGTGCTGATGCAGCGGCGTTTGCTGTTACTCCACAGAATACAACAAGATTCTTGGTTGAGTTTAACCAAACAGTAGGGTCGTTGGCAGTTTCGGGCGTGAACGCCCCGCTTGATATAGCAACAGTCGCGTCTGCCGTCAGTTTTTCCGTCGCAAGCCAGTCAGCATTTCTTGGGCTGACTTTTCAACTTACGGTTGGTACTTTTCAGGTTACAGGAACCTCGCTGCCGCCCATCCCAGGCACTCAGCGACCAAACCCATACTACTACCGTTTCTTGATGCAGGACGAATAAATGGCTGCTTTTAACAAGTTTAATTGCTTCGTCGAGGACTTGACGAAAGGCAAGCACACGCTGGACACCACTGCGAGCGGCAATGGCGACACATTAAAAGTCGCGCTGGTTGCCACTGCCCCAGTCGCAACAAACACCGTCTACAGTAATTTGGCGGGGGAACTTGGTGCTGCAAACGGCTACTCGGCGGGCGGCGCAACCTGCACAGTAAGTGCTTCATCGCAGACAAGCGGGACTTACAAGCTGGTCATTGACGGCGACCCTGTTTTTACCGCAAGCGGCGGCGACCTTGGAGGGACCGGCGATGCCTTTCGGTATGTCGTTCTTTACAACAACACCGACTCAACAAAGCCGCTCATTGGGTACTACGACTACGGCAGCAATGTGACCATTTCTGACGGCAACACGTTTACAGTGGACTTTGACGCTTCCGCTGGCGTGTTCACTATCGCTTGATCCAGATAATCGCCAAATCGTCGAGTAAATGTTCAAGAATACCGCAGGCCAGTCGTATCGCGTATTTGCCTTCAACCGGACCACAAGTGAGCCGGTGACTGGCATCGCCGCTACGATTACGGCAAAGCTGTCCAAGGACTACGGAAGTCTTGCTGCCTCGTCGGACGTAAATCCAACCGAGACAGAGGATGGCTACTACCTGTTTGCGTTAAGCCAATCGGAAACCAACTGCGACGACTTGGCTATCTATCCTGAAAGCGCAAACAACGGCGTTTCCGTTATTGGTTGTCCAGCGAATCTTCACCCAAGAGTGGACAATGATCGCGGATTCTTAGTGAACCTGACTATCAAACTAGCAAATAATGCCATCGTGCCTTATTGCGAAGTGATTGTCACGACAAGCAACACCAATGACACTACTGACGTTTTCAGAAAAGCTAATTGCGACGAGTTGGCGAAGGTAGATATTCACCTCCCAGCGGGTACTTATTACCTCTGGCGTCGTAAGGCGAATGTTACTTTCAGCGATCCAAAAACGCTTACCGTCTCTGCGACGGGCGCAACAACCATCTCATAGGAGACTGCCGTGACAGACGTAATCGGTGGAGTCAAGGAAGTTGTTACGCTCGACAAAGTAATGCGAGGAACAGCGGTACACGCAAGGATGATCTTGGAATCATGTCTAGTCACTGCGGATCGCATGGCAGGCGTAGAAGGAATCCATGAGCGTTTGTTTATGGAATCGCTGATCGCTTCTGTTCGGCATGACCAGATGCAGGAATCACCAAGTTCGCTTGGGTACAACTACGACAAATCGGATCGTATGGATCGTGGTTACGACCACCACGACTGGCAGAACACAGGCGTCACCTACAACGGATCATAGTCATGGCAAACGAAGCAACCGCAACCGTATCGCTGTCTTACAAAAAAGGCGGACGCGAAGAAGAAATGCACAGCGTCTCTGTTCCGTCTGACGTTGCTGGCGAGCAATACGCCAAGACTACGATGCTTGTTGGGACAGCAGGCACTTCTCTCAAGCTCGGCGGCGTGGCGGCACTTGGCGGTCTTATCTCAGGTCGCGTGTTAAGCACGACTGGGACAGTCACGTTCTATATCAACACCGAGACAGATTTCCTGACGTTGAACGCTGGCGATCCGTTCCTTTTTCGGCTGGTGTCTGGTGCGGCTGTATTAGTGAAGGGCAGTTCTGCCGACAGGGAAATTGAATATCTGCTATTGGAGGCGTAATGCCACAGCAAGACGTTCCCCTGCCGTTCCCGCTGCGAGGCGTTGACAAATCGCTGTCTCATTTGGCTGGCGATCCTGAAACCACTGTGTATGCTCGCAATGTCTTTCCTAAAGACGTTACTGAGTCTCGTATTCGTGGTGGATCACGGAAAGGTTTGGCAAAGCGTTTCCCTGACTTGCTTCGCGGCACACCGCAGTTCTTGCTTGAAGTATCAAAGATCACTTCCAGTTTTGACGAGCCATATCAATTTTTGTTGATTGGAACCACTGCGTCTATTTACATATCGAGCGCGACTCGCTCAACGGTAAATGGAAACATCCAGTACAGCGAAGTCCTGAATGAAATAAACGGTGCGATTACAGATCAGAGCGGGGCAACGATAACTGACCACAATAGCGAACTGATCGAGACGACTTCGTTTGTGCTGACAGGCGAGGGAAACGCATACGCTGGAAACGTCACAGTGCATCAAGGTGCAGTTATATTTTCCCAGCCTTCCGAGACTGTGTTTAGCGGGACTGGAACACTGACGAACGGAACACTTACCAGTAGCGGAGTGGCGGACTTTACGTTAATTGGTGCAGACAAGTCTCAGCATGTAGTGAACATCACGGTAGGGCAGACGGGGACACTGCTTGGCAGTTACAAGATGTCGTCGATCACCTCTGGGTCAATCGTCTTTGCAACAAGCTCGACTGGGACAAATGGTGCAGTCAGTTTTTCAGTTGTAAACGCCCCAAAAACGGTTGACGTTGAAAACCGAACAGTTGACGTTGTTACCCCCACAGCAGGTACGTTTCCCAGCGGATCGACTTCTATCATCACTACCTATCGGGACCGATTAGTTTGGGCAGTGGACCGTGTGTGGTACATGAGCCGAGTCGGTGACGCTGGTGATTACAATTACTCTGCTGATGTAGCTGACAATGGCAGGCCGGTTGCGGGAACAAACAGTGACGCTGGACTCCCAGGTGATCCAATCACTGCAATGGCAGCGGTGGGATATGACTTCTTGCTTATGTTCTCCGAGCAATCAACGTGGGTGCTGCGAGGCGATCCTGCCTTTGGTGGTCAGCTATTTAACCTCAGTAGAAAGGTGGGTTGCGTTTCGCCTGACGCTTGGTGCTACGGTCCAGACGGAGAGATTTACTTTCTTTCAAAGGACGGGCTTTACGTCGTGTCGCCTGAAATGTCGTCGCCTCCGGTTTCGTTAAGTGATGGCAGGATGCCTGCTGAATTAAAGCAGCGAGACTCGGAGAACTACGACACTGCTCTGGCTTACGACATGACGGAGAACGCGGTGGTCATCTTCGTTACGCCACGGGACGGGGTGACTGCTGGTTCTCACTGGTGGTTTGACACTACAACAGCTTCCTTCTGGGAGTTTCAATTTGCAGACGCTCAGAAACAGCCAGTTGCAGCTTTGTCCTATTCAGGCGCACCAACTCGTCAGCGTGGAACAACGGTCCTGTGTCCAGATGGCTATGTCAGAGAACTGGCTGGAACAACTGACGATGGCGATGCTATATCGTCCCGCATCCTGATCGGGCCTTTGCTTATGTCGCAAACAATGGGAAGCGAAGGACTGCTTACTCAGTTGCACACGGAGCTAGGCAAAGGAAGCGGATCGGTGACGGTTGAGGTTTATGCAGGCGACAATGCCGAGGAATTGCTGGATGAAGCTGTACTGGGAAACTCACCTGGCTTTACCCGCAGCATCTCAGAAGGCAGAAGCAAGACAATCAGGCCGAGGCTTCGCGGGGCTTACGCTGTCCTTGTCATGCACAGCAATGAGTCGTGGTCGTCTGAATCGCTTTTGGCAACCGTAGCACAAGTAGGGAGGACAAGATAATGCCTGCTGATCCAAGCATTGTAGTTTCCGGTCATGTGTCCGACCTTCCGTTTCATCCTCCTGCAACGGATGACAAGCGAGACGCAGAGCTTGCATTTGATCGTCTCGACAAAAAGATTGCTGGCAGCGTAACTCGCGTCACAACACTTGAAACAGGTCTGACGACAGCAAACGCAAGCATTGCAACAAACGCAACAAACATTGCAACAAACGCAACAGATGTTGCGACCAATGCAGCGAACATTGCGACGAACGTATCAAACATTGCAACCAATGTTACTAATATCGCAACTAACGCTTCAGACCTTACCTCTGCTGTTAGCACAATAAACACTGCTCTAGCTGCCAAGGTAGACGAAACCACGATAGCAGCGGCAAGCGTTCCAAATTCCGCATCGACAGGCGTGGTCAACACTGGGTGGGGGATTACATACCAAAACTCATCATACAACCTTGACGTTGTTGACTGGAACAACAGTCAAATGGATGCTTTTTTTGACAGTCAATTTTTCTTCATCCATGAAAATATCCTGCACTTGCAGACGAAGATAAACCAAATTATTACAGCGATAGGATAGGAAGATGCCACAGTTCAATTCATACGCATCTGCGTCAGCCTTGGGAAATTCTGACACTTTGCTTGTTTATCAGGGTGGTGCAGTCAAGCAGGCGACTGTGCAGCAGGTCGAGACTTCTGTTAGCGATGCTTCGCGGTGGGTCACGGTTGCTCCCAGTAGCTACACATCGACGGCAGCGAGCGCGACAACTATCACCATGAGCGATACAACGGGGCTTGCCGCAGGCTTGCCGCTGCGTGTTACGAACAGTTCTGGAAGTTTGTACTGCATCATTGAGTCTGTGGCTGGCAGCACTGTCACGGTTCGCGGCCCAGTAATTAACGGTGCAGGAATTACAGCACTTGCATACGGCAAGCCAGAGCAGATCAGCGAGATGTCATTGTTTGTTGCTTCGTATTTCTCACTGACTACCAGTACAACGCTGATGTCATCGCTGATGGAGGCGTACTTTAAGTGGAGAGGGCCGTCTGCCTATATCGTTCAGGCTTGTTTTGTAAACGATCAAGCTGACGGAACCAGCAATCCACGAATGAACGTGCTTCGGACTCCAAGCGGCGGCAGTTCTGTGAGGGTGGTTGCAGACAATGCAAACGCTGGCGTTGATCTAGCTGGTGCTGGGGTTTGGGCAGAGTCAACTAATGTGCAGTCTGCAAACTATCAGATTTCCCGTGGAGATTCACTGGAACTGGAAGTGGTTGCGGCTGGCGGTGACGGTGGTGCAAGCAATCTTACAGTTTCTCTGACCTTCGTGTTGGCATAATGTTTAACGTCAGCTTTCCTGCTAAACACTCATGGAATCCTCTCTCAAAAGAGTTGCAGGATGCGGTTGGTTTTGTTGCTGGAAGTCATTTCAGCCCGTACTTGAAGGCTCACGTTTACACTCCGTCTACGGGAGTGACGGCATCATTCCAGCCCGCTACTCTGCCGACTGCCGCAGGACATGCAACAGCCAGAAAGCAAGGAAGGTGGGTTGCGTTTGTAGCTGGCGGTTATTTGAGTGTTTATGCGTTCAATGCTTCTACTGGATTTGGAAGTCGATCATCGCATGTTGCAATAACCGGCGTTTCGGAGTGCGAATTTTCGCACGACGGTTCAATGCTGCTTGTCCTTACTGCGTCAGGCTACCAGATATACGACTTCAATCATGGAACGGGACTCGGCTCGCTGTTGACTACAGCAGCATCGTCTGTCTCGGGAACGCTCAAAAGTGTTGCCGTGTCTCCCGATGGCGGACATTTCATTTTGTCAGGGACAGGAGGATCAATGATTGAACGTCGTTCTTTTGATGATCTTTTAGGGTCAGGATTGACTTGCTCTACAACACCTCCCGCTGCCGGTGCTACTTACAGCAGCAGCGGGTACAACATTGCGAGCAAGGGACTGTGCAAGCTCAGTGGCGTTTGTGCAAACGGAAAGTCCTACTATGCTTACACTTCAAGCCGTTATTGCTACTACGGACTGGTAAACGCTGACGGGTTGGGCGATCCAAGCGTTATTGACATGGTGTATGTACTGCAAGGCATAGATTTTATTCCTGAGTACAACATGATTGCCGTGGGAGCAGCTACGGACCCAGAGGGCAGGAGTCAGGGAGCCGATTTGCGGCTTTTTGCTCTGTCGGACACTCCGACTGATCTTGGCAGAAGCAACAATGTTAGCAACTACTCCTGCACTGGAAATGGTGGAAGTGCTGGCGATGACTCAAACCCAGGCGGTGCGCCGTGGAGTGTCGAGTGGATCAAGAGCATGTCGTCGTTGATCGTAGGGCTTGGGTACGGATGGAACAACACTCGTCCATTCCATTCCATCGCAGTAGCCAGTAACGGGTCTTTAACTAGCCAGTCTTATCCGACAAACAACCCGAAAGGTGTTGAATCTATCGACTGGTTCTAGTCATTTTCGGAGTAGGATTTTGCTCAGGCACTCGTTCAAATACGGTCTTTGGTGACATTTTGTCCCAAAACCTGAACATTAACGAGGCTTGCAATGGCGATTACAATCCCAATAACTTCTTTTGCGGGAAATGCCAGAGGCAGTAGTTCCGGCAATGCTTCTAAGTCCACGAGCGAGAGCAACACCTTTTTCTCTCCCGAGATGAAAAAGCTGTCTGAGAAGTATTTTGGTGCTGCGGCTGAATCTACACAGGGCTATCAAGACCAGTTAAGCCAGCTTGCTGAAAACAGAACCTCTGGTCTTTCCGACAATTACGCAGGACAGCTTTCACTGCTGCAAGGGATCGGAAACGCCCAAAGAGATAGGATCAATCGAGACTTCGCTTCGCAGGCAGGGGGCGTAGGAGCCGCTCTTGCTGGCACTGGGCTCTACAACACCACAGTTCAGGGCAATATGGCTCAAGGCGTTGAGCGAAATCGCCAAGAAGCATTAGGGCAGCTTTCTGAGATGCTTTCCCAGCAGCAGCTAGGGGCTCTACAAGGTAGCGGTCAACAAATTTCGGCTGCTCAGGGCGATGAAATGTCCGCACAGTTAGCCCTTGCCCAGTTGCTTTCTGGTCTTTACGAGTCGCAGGCTTCTTTCATGCCGACTCTTTCACAATCTTCCTCCCAGTCCGAAAGCGGGTCAAATTCATACACTCGCGCGGGCAACCGATAACAGCCCACATGCGAGCTTGAAAATGACACGCTTACCTAGTAACGGATTGCGTTCCGCGTTTGCACGAAGAATGAGGAACGCAGATGGTCAGGAAGTCCTAGTAGATGGAGGGCCAGAGGCAGAGCGAGCATTTGCAGAGACTCAGTTATTGCAAAAGCAGCTTAAAGGAAACTCTCAAGACAAGCTCATGTCTGCTTGGGGGCAGGCATCACAGATCGCGTCTGAAAACATTGCAAGGCAGCAGTCAGAGCGAGAGGCGTTGCGAGTAGACGCTGAACGGAAGTCGCGTCTTGCTCTTGATGAAGATGCACAGCGAGAGCAGTCTACGCAGAACAGGGCGAGAATTGAGATAGACGCAGCGGATCGAGAGCAACAGAACCAGTTGCGATTGAACGACCAAAACCTCGCAAGGGATAGGTACGCGGCTGCTGCCCAGCTTGATTCCGACAAGCTAAATCAGTCTGCCACCCAATTTGCAAAAAACTTGGCATTGCAGGAAGGTCAGCTTGAGGACAGAAGGCGAAAGGCTGACTTTGACCAAAAGAAGGAAACAGATCGCGTAGCTGAGGGTTTGCTAAAGCAGATGCGAGGCAAGAGGCTTACAGACGAAGGAAAGAAAGCTGTAGCCGAATTGTCGTCCGTGTATCGCAGCATTTCAAAGAACAAAAACGCGATGCGAGGGCATCAGTATGACTCTATGATGCAAGATTGGCTCGATCTCGCAGAGTCAGCAAACATTGACCAATACTCAGTGCAGCAGCAATCGGTTGGCAGTCAGTTTGAAGGCGAGTTTGAGATTGTTCCTGTGCAGGGCAAGGATGGAATCGTTCGTCAATATGAAGTTCAACGAGATGCTGATGGCAACCTAAGCTACGAAAGGCTTGAGCAGCAAGAGGGAAGCCCGATGTACGGGAGCTTGCAAGAAAGAGCGATGGCGGTTGCTAATAACAAGGAAGCTCAAATTGCTTTAACGGAGAGAGCTAATGCAAACCTGTTGCAAAGGAACGCAGACAACCCAAATTATCAGCCGACGCCTCAAGAGACGTTCCGAGAAGTAGAAAGACTGCTGAGAGAGGATCAATACTATCAAGACCAGTTGCGTGGGCTTGGAACGCCTGCTGCACCGCAAGCAACCATCGGCGGCAGCAACCTCAGCTTGGGTCGCTCTGCGAACGCAGGAGACATGTCGGCACTTATGCAAAGGGTCGGCAATAGCGGTGAGCCGCAGTCTCCGAGCGACGGTAATTTTTCATCGCGTAGGATATTCAATCCAAAGGAGTACCCCTCGCCGCAAGATGCAACCAAGTTGGATACTTGGGGAGGCTCTACAAGAGACTACGGCAGTATGGGCAAGCAGCTTCTTGAGAAGGGTGGAGGGTTTTACGGAACTGATCGTAGCATGAAGCGGATTACCGACCCAGCGGAGCGATCGTTCTTTAACGCGATGAAAGCTCACAGGTCTGGACCCACGCAAGAACACAAGAACACTCTTAACAAAATCATGCTCAGTGATGTTGAGAAGTGGTCAAGCGGGAAGGACATGAAAGACCTTAACGATGCAATTACAGGTTCCAAGAATCCGTTTAAGTTCAATCCTAGACAACTTCTGAATAGAGACATTCTTCTGAAAGTTGTCCAGTCTGGTGCAACAGACCCGCTCGGCAACGTCGCTAAAGGCATGGCTGAATCTGTGCGAACTGGACAAGACCACTACGCAACTCTCTCAACTGCGGCTTATCACCGAGAGTTAAACCCTCCGGTTTTGCCGCGAGCCTCATTTGAAAACATGACGGGAGAGCAGCTAGGCAAGCTGCCAATTATTTGGATGGATGAATTTGGGCTGATGTATCAGCGAGACGAAGATTCAAAGCCGTTGCGTGAGGGCAAAGCAGTGGCAACGTCAGTCGGGCAAGGGATGTTTGGCGGCGGACCTGCCTCTGGCAACTAATACAAGCAGCATCAGTTTTACACGAACTTGGTATTGAAATGGCTAAGACCAAACAAGCATGGAAGCCCTTGCGCTCATCTTCTGACTCAGAGGACAAGAAGCTGTGGGAAACTCAAGTCAATGTTGCTGGTACGCGAAGGCTTACAAGAGAAGCTGTTGCTAACAACGAAAGCCAAGTATTTGACAAGCTCAAGGAGGCTGGCATACCGCAGGCGTTTGGTGCGTCCGACGACAGCAAAATGTCGGACGCAGGGATGTTTTATGAGCAGCTTGCCCGAGGCACTGTTGCTCCAATTCGGGCTGCTGGTGCAAGGATCATGGACGCCACTGGCTTGAGTGGCGATCATCCAATGGGCGACACGATCACTCGCCAAGAGCAAGCATTTCAATCTGAGATGCGACAGCAGAAACATCCAGAAGGCTTTGCTGGGCAAGTCTCTGGCGGGCTCATGGGTGCTGCGCAGCAGTTGCCAACGATGGTTGGCGTAGGAGCATTGGGCGGATTGCCTGCGCTTGTGGGCATGTATTCCATGCAGTCCGTGAACGATGCCTATGTCCAGGCTATTGACGAAGGCTTGAAACCTGCTGCTGCATGGGATACCGCAGTTCAGGCAGGAATCATTGAGGCTGGAATCACGCTTGGGTTTTCGGCTATCGGGCTGGGTGGTGCTGAGAAAATGGCAACGCAAGCTGCCAAGCAGCGATTGTTAAATATGGCAATCGCAAAGTTTGGCGCAAAGAATCTTACGCCAGAGCTTTTGGAGGAAATCTCCATTGAGATGGCGAACGCATACCGCGAGGAAGCCAGCGGGGTTGATTACAACGCAACTGACCCCGATAAGCTCTGGGACAGAGCAGTGGAGACTGCAATTCAAACCGTTGCAATGACAAGTGGCATGGCAGTGGTGCAGAAGGGATTGCATGGGAAAGTGCAAAAAGAAAACCAGTTGAACGCGAAAGGTCGTCAGGCGTATTCAGCGATCAACATGGAAGCAGCAAGGATGCTCCAAGAGGGTGTCGCACCCGAAAAAGTCAATGCGTACATAAAGGAAGCCAAGGAGCAAGTACGGGCTGCGTTAGAAAACCGACAGTCAGATAGTACAGAAGTCGCAACCGACGAGGAACTGGAAGGCGAACTGCTGAAAACCTTTGCTGAGAGGCAAGCAACCAGCGAAGAAGTCTCAAACGCGGCGCAAAGATTAGGCATTGGAGAGGTTGGCAAGTTTTCTCAGCCAGAAGGTACTACGCAAGGCGAGGCAGATCAGCCAGCAAGCGTGGTGGACGATGATGGCGAGGGCGTGGTTCCTGTTCAGACTGAGCCTACGACTTTAGAGGTTGATGCCGAGCCAGGAACCGGAGATGAGCCTGCTCCTGAGTTAAGCTCAGAGGAAGCACTGCCAGAAACGGACGATGACGTTGAAGCAGAAATGGCCCAAGAGCCCGAGGAAGAAATTAGCGATGCGGTAGAACCGGAAACTCCCGCTGAGACAGAAGCGGTCGAGCCAACTGATGATGTAGTTGAGCAGGACGAAGTTGAGGCAGAGCCCATTGGCTACAACGATAGGGGGCAACCACTGTACGAAGAAGCGAACGGGCTTCGTTACTACATGGACGACTCTGATCGTGACGACCCTTATCCGGTTTACGAACCAAGCACCGTGGACGAAAACGGTGTTACTATTCCAATCGACGCAGATGGGCGACCAGACGCTTTCAAGATGGTAATTCTTGACGAAGAAGCTGAGGAATCTCAAGAGGATGAGGATGAGGATGGCGGTGACATACTCCAAGCGACCCAAGACTACGCCCGCCAGTTAGTCGAGGAAATGAAAGCAGAGGCGGCAGAAGCATCTACGGAGACTGAGGATGAAGTTGCTACTG